GGAGGAGACTGAGCTCGCTAAACGGAGGGGTGCGCTGCCAGGACCAGCTACCTCTATGGGGTCGCCTCTCACATCTAATACCACGATCGATCAGCGCAAGGCCTATTTAATTGGGAAGATGCGAGAGGATGGATATAGCGACGCACAGATTGCTGGCACGATCGGTAGTTTGATGCAAGAAAGTAACCTTGATCCAACTGCGGTTAATTCAAGCTCAGGAGCGGCCGGCATCTCGCAATGGCTAGGCCCTCGCAGGCAAGAATTTGAGCGCCAATATGGGAAGCGTGTACAGGATTCGTCGTTCGAAGAGCAGGTGAACTATATGCTTTGGGAGCTTCGTAATACTGAAAAGCGCTCTGGAGGGCTGCTTCGTCGCGCGGATACGGCTGAGAAGGCGGCTCAAATTCATGCGTGGGAATATGAGCGGCCTGGGGTCGCCGAGGCCAACATTGAGCGTCGGCAGGCTAATGCGGCGGCAGTGTTGGCAGCTATGGGTGGGCTGGGTCAATCGGCTCCTATCGCGTCGTCTGGCGTGTCTGGGTCGGCATCATCGGTTGCGAGCAACGCGGGCGCGACAGCTGTCGGTGGTCCTGCCCAAGCTAGCATGGTAGTTGAATTCAAGGGTGCGCCCAAGGGGACAGCAGTATCGGTCAGCTCCACCGGAATGGCGGTATCGGTAAAGGGTGATGAGATCGTGAGGAGCCAGCTGTGAGTACATTCCAAAACGGCACGGTGATTGGTTCGATTGGCGGCGTTGCTCGTGCGGCAAGTGATTTGGCCGATGGCGTTCTCGGCGTGCTTGGAGCAACTGACGGATCGTGGGCTCGCTCGTTGCAGCAGGCATCGTATGGAAAAGTAAATTTTGGAGTTGATACTGGATCGACGGCCGCTGGGCGGAAGATGATCGTTCACGAATATGCGTTTCGTGACGATGTCTGGGTCGAGGATCTGGGGAAAAAAGCGCGACGTTTTGCCGTTACAGGCTTTTTGCTAGAAGATGATTTGGTCTACAAGGGTGGACCGGTAATTGCGCAACGAGATGCGTTGCTCAAGGTCATCGAGACGCAGCTGGATGATACTAATCCTGGCTTTACTTTGGTACATCCCACGTTTGGTCGTATTGATAATGTCTGCTGTGTTAGTTTTGAATGCACCGAGCGCACTGATCATGGTCGGTATTTTGAGATCCGACTGGATTTAGTCCGCTCAGCTGTGCGGCGATCCCCTAATTCTGGCGTTGTAGCTAGCGATTTGCTCGGAGCGGCTCAAGAAGTGAAAGAGGCATCTCTTCTCGATTACCTTGCGAAGGCGGCACAGGCAGTAAAGAAGGGGGCGGCAGTTGTAAAACAGGCTATCAGCACAGTGGTTGGGTGGTACACGAAAGCTCTTGGCCTGGTTAACGATGTGCGTCGAGTCTTTCGATCAATTTCCACGCTTAGCGGGAACCTCGGGAATTTGTTCGGGGGCGCAAACAACGGTTTCAACGGCTCGAATAACAAGGCTGCTAGTGGAACGACTACTGCTCAACTGCTAGCCCAGGACACGGCGAAGCGTGCTGCATTCATACAAGCAGGCGTGGCGCTTCAAGCGGCTGCAGCAGCTCCAGCTGATGCAGCCGCGTTCGGGGCTGCCGCTGGTAACCTGTCACAGGCTCTGTTGGCGACTGCCAGTGATCCGGCGGATGGCGTTCGGCTGCTTTCGCAGCTTTCTCAGTATTCCCCGGCTGAGCCAACCACTTCATCCCAAACGGGACAGGCGATGGCAACGATGCAGTCAGCAGTAGGTGCGTTGCTTCGGCGTACCGCTCTTGCGGATTTGGCCGTGGCCACAAGCACATATCAGCCAGCATCGTCCGAGGATGCAATTGCGGTTCGTAACCAAGTGGTCAGCTTGATTGCCAATGAAATCCAGGTAGCAGGGGACTCTGGTGACGATGAGAGCTATGTGGCTCTTATCGGTCTCCGCGCCGCGGTGATCAATGACTTGAATACCCGAGGCGCTCAACTGGCCTCGATGCAGGATTTCTCATTCAATGGATCAATGAATGCGCTAGCGCTGGCGCAGCGTATGTACCGCGATCCAGGGCGGGCGAACGAATTGATTCTCCAAACCGGGGCAATTCACCCTGCATTCATGCCGCAGGATTTCACGGCATTATCGAAATGACGCCCCGGCGGAATGATATTGGAGACGTCGCTCACGCGGCATCAGCGAATGGTTGTACTTCTTCGGCGATACGTCCAGCAAGCTCGGTTTCAGCGATCTTGAGATCGTAAGCCATTTGCAAATTTAGCCAGGACTGTGCATCTCCGCCAAAGAAACGAGCCAAGCGCAACGCTGTATCAATAGTGACGGCGCGCTCCTCGCGCAGGATCGCAGAAATGCGAGGCGCGTCGACGTGGAGCGCCTTGGCTAGCGCGTTGCCACTCATGTTCAATTCGGCTAGGTATTCTTCCCGCAGTATTTCGCCCGGATGGATGGGGCGCATTCCGTTGACTGGTGCATTCATGATGTTTCCCTCTCAGTGGTAATCAACAATCTCCACGTTTGCGGCGCCGACGGCCCCTTGGTCATGCCAGACGAAGCAAATGCGGTATTGGCTGTTGATTCGGATACTGTGCTGGCCGGCGCGGTTACCGGAGAGCGCTTCTAGTCGATTTCCTGGGGGCGAGCGCAAGTAGTCCAGCGTTGCCGCCGAAGCAAGCATCTGGAGCTTGCGTTCTGCGACTCTGCGGAAGTTCGAAAACCTTGCGACGGCGCGCCCATGAAACAGCGCCTCGGTGTCTGGGCATCGGAAGCTAAGTATCATGGTGATACCGTATAACGCCGTACGTTATACGTCAAGCGTTACATGCGTTAGGTGTGGCCGTGTTCAAAAAGTTTCGCAGAGGATGGAGATAGCAGCTATCGCTGGAGAGCCGTTTTGATAGGTTTGTTTAATTGCATCTCCAAATTTTTTATCGGGATCTCTAAATAACCGCAAAACAGGGGGCTTGGCGACCATTTTGCTGGTTGCTTACCCGATAGAGTGGCTGGACTTACTGAGTGGCGCAGGCGCATTGCATACACCAGATCATCATTCTAGGTGTATGAAGATGCGGCGAAGATTCCTGAGCGGAGAGTGCTGGAGAGGATGCAGAATGGCGCTGTGTCAACCACAGGGATTTCAAAATCTCGGTGGTTGATCTATTTCACGGGGAGGGTAGTCTGGCGTTGGACGGCGGCGACAGTGGGAGTGAAGAGGCCGGGTATGGTCAACTCGACCATACCTATTTGTGCGGTGTTGTGCGGATGGCTTAGCGCGGGCCGAATAGGTAAATAACGATCCCAAGTAACTTGGGGGCGCCAGGACCTTGCAGGGGCGTTCTCTCATATTTTGGAAGTGCTGTGACGGCATCGAATCCTTCTTTGGTCTGTTCGATATCTTGGATGAATTTCATTCCTTTGGATTCGAAGAGCCCTTTGGCTTTATCTTTCAAGCCTAATGCCGTATTGATCAAGACGATGTCCCCCGCAAAAAACAAGAAGTCTTTCGGGCTGCCTTTGTGAACGTAGTAGGCGAGGGATTCCGAAGAGAAGGCGTTCGCGCCCAGAAGTTGCTTCGATACAGCAATCGGCGGATTGCCGGGGCTTTCAAGATGTCTGATATGGACTATGTCATCCGATGCATCAGGAGTTCTGGGTGGCGTCGCGAATGATTCCTGCAGTCGAGATATCAGCTCTGCATTCACGGAGCGCTGGCTCTCCTCTGATGCCTGCTTCAGTTGCTCATACAGGCTGTAGGGAAGGCGGAATTGTGATCTGTAGATTTCGTTCATAAAATGATTTGACACTACCGTGTCACTTTCGTATAGTGACTAAGTAGTGACTGAATAGTGACGGAGATACGCATGGAAGACGTTGTGAGGTCCCAGTATCGCCTGCCACCAGAAGTTGATGCGTGGCTAAAAGAAGCGGCTCAAGAAGAGATGCGCTCTAAAAATTCGATGTTGGTCAAGGTTTTGCGCGAAAAAATGAGTGCGCAAATAGAAAACGCCCGACTGGTTGCAGCCAGTCAGGCGTCTGTGTAGCAGTGAAACCCTATCCAAAGGAAACACATGAAGCGAACTATAGCGACCACCCCGGTCGGGGTCAAGTGCGGCCTCAAATTTACGTTTGGGGTTTGCGACATTCGTTTGTCTGTCGCGCGGTACCGAGTCGTATCCGAAATCCATGGCGGAAATGCTTGGGCGGATTTCGTGAGCCAAATCAGCGCTGCCTTCAAAAGCGCTATCAGCAGCGCCCTGAAGGTTTCATGCCGCCCGGCCGCAGCGTCGCAAGCCTATCTGATCATTTCGGATGGCGATGACCGCCGCTGCAAGCTGGATTTCGACAATGCCGGCGCCATCCTGGCGGATGTCGAGGGCTATGCCCGGCGCCTGGTCGATTGGATCAAGGATCTGATGTTCGGCCCGATCGAGGTAGCAGCATGAGTAGCGGCATCACTCTAGGCTTATCTGCCTTAACGATGGGCTCCCGCGAAATTGCCGACTTGACGGGAAAACGGCATGACAACGTGTTGCGAGACGGCCGCGCCATGTTGATTGAACTTCACGGAGAATCCAATCTCCTCAAATTTGAGGGGATCTATCGGGATGAGCGAAACCGTACTTACGATGAGCTGCGCCTTCCGAAGCGCGAGACTTTGATTCTCGTCTCAGGGTACAGCCTCCAGATGCGCGCAAAGATTATTGATCGCTGGCAAGAGCTAGAGGAGAAAATAATCGTTCCGCAACCGGTGACCATCGCCAACGATGTTCAGGTTCGCCATGAACTGGTCCGCGACTATTGCTCTCGCTTCCCGAATATCGGTACGGCGGCACAGCAGGTTCTCTATGCCAAGATCCTTAACCCAGTGTTGGGTGGCGATGTTTTGCCTTTGCCTATTTTGGAGCAAAAACATCTTTCTGCTACGGAGGTTGGTGAAAAACTAGGCGTAAGCGGAAACGCCATAGGTCGCGCAGCAGCAAAACATGGTTTGAAAACGAAAGAGCACGGCATTTGGGTGCTTGACAAATCGGCGAGCTCAAATAAGCAGGTTGAGGTATTCAAGTACAACGAAGCAGGAATACAAAAACTTGAGTCGATTCTTCATCCGCCCGTCAGAGCACCTGGTGAAGCACAGCCGGATTTGCTTGGAGGGGTTTAATGGATTACTCCGCTTTGGAGGCAATCGTTTGTGAAAACGCCGAGCGCCTGGTCTTCGAAGAAGGTGTTACTTCATCGGAAGTCGAAGGCTTGATCGAGATGCTGGTGTCTAACTTTCTTCTTTCATGCTGGGAAGATCCCGCAATGCCACCTCGGGTTTTTGCTGTGTTGCTCGCCGTTTTGAGCTTTGAAAAGGTGCGCAGTCGCGAAAATCGCCCCGCATTTCCTCACTGATTATTTACGGAAATAAAATGAATACACAGAAAATTTTGCAGTTGGTTGGTCTGGGGGAGTTGGCGATCGAATTGGTCGATGTTGAGCGCGCTGCGGGCAATGCAAGGGAGCGTTACCACCTGAAGATTCAAGAATATGAGCGGAAGTATGGTGGTATTCCAGGGCATCGCATTGATCCGGACCTTCCTGCTCATGCGCCAGCCCTCCGATACACCGCAGCCGCATACGAAAAGTACCAAGAGGCCCAGCGCAAGAAATATCAGGCAAGAGCAAAACTGAAACGCGCCGTGGATAAAGCGAAAAGGATCTAGTCATTCAATCGATCGGCGTCGTGAAAGATTTCATGACGCCATCCACGCAGCGGCTGGTGACCATATAGCGCCGAAGGAAGAGTTGGCCATTTTGTCCTCGTTCCAAGCGGTTGATTTGACCGCCGACGGGAGCAGAGCACCCTTCAGGTATTTTGGCCAGTTCGGCCTTACGGGCGGCTAGAACGGCTTCTGGATCTTGAGGTTGGGTCATAGGGCCGCTTATGTATTGAGCTTCCTCTACGGCTGGTTCGCCAATCACCTCAACCCTGAAATAAAAAACGTCTTTTTCTTTGATCTCCTGAAGGACGCGAAACTTGGAGCCTTCTGGGAGAACGCGGCATTCGCCACGCTTCACCATATCCATTGCGGAAAATGCCTCTGTGTTGTTTCGGCCCCATGCTTCATAGGCAACAGGCCCAGTCCTACAAACAAATGGGCGCGTTTGAAATGACTGTTGATATGGATCTGCGAAAGCTGATACCGAAGCTCCAGCTGCGATTAAAAACATCAGTATTTTTTTCATGAGAGCTATATTGTGAGGAAAGATGAAATTTCACTTCGTGTAGGCAATAAGGCCGTCAGTGGGTGGACAGAGGTAAATGTAACTCATAGCATTCAGCAAATTCCTAACGTCTGGCAAGCTTCCTTCACCGAGGTAAGCCCCGATGAAGTCCGATTGTTGCAGCTGAGTCCGGGAGACTATGCCGAATTGTACTGTGGCAGTACATTGATGGTCGCCGGCTACGTTGATATTGTCCAAAATGAGGTGTCTGCCGGCGCTCACGCTGTTCGCATGATGGGGCGTGGTAAGTGCATGGACTTGATCGATGCCTCGGCGGAGTGGCCGAATGGCCAGTTCGCAAATTGCACGGTCCTGGATCTGGCAAAAAATCTCGTTAAGCCCTTTGGCACGAATACGGATACCGGGGAAAGCCACCCGATCCTGGTTCATTGCGATATCACCGATTTGGTTCGGGTGCCGCAGTTGAACTTGATCTTGTCGGAATCCACGCATGACATTTTGGACAGGGTGGCGCGATATTCTGGCGTCATGCTTTACGAGGATCGGTTCGGGGATCTTGTGATTGGGCGCGCCGGCAATACCAAAATGGCGACACCTTTAATGCAGGGAATAAACATCCAGAGTGCTCGGGTGCGTCGATCTGCCGACCAGCGGTTCGGAAAATACAGCGCGTACATCAGCTCAATTTGGCCTGCATTGGACGGCGGGGATGGCGGAAATCTGATCGGCGGCACATATGACGTGGGGGTCAAGCGTCATCGTCCGCGCCATATCATCGCAGAGGCTGTCACTGGATTCAAAGACATCGCGATGCGTAGGGCGATATGGGAAATGAATCGTCGTATCGGCATGTCGGAGGTTGTGAGTCTGACTGTGGATACTTGGTTTGATGAAGCAGGCGTGATCTGGACTACCAATTCTTTGGTGGACATCTTGATCCCTTCGCTGGGCATTCGAACGGTAAAGACGCTTCTGATTGTGTCGGTTACCTTTGTCAAAAATGCGGAGCGTGGAACAGTGGCTGATATAACTTTGATGGATGCTAGCGCCTACAGCATTCAACCAGTCGCGTTGTACGCAAGTCGGTTAATCGACACTTCAAGCATTGCGAATTGACTATGGATCAAAGTCTATTTGAAAGAATTTCCAGCAGGCTCCGACATCTCATATCCAGAGGCCGAATCCGCGCAATTAGTGACGATGATGTCGCTCAACGGGCTCAGGTGAAATTTAGCGATATAGAACTGGTCGATGGAATTGTCCGGCTGGAAGAATTCGGATTCACGTCAAATCCACCGTTTAATTCGGATGCGTTGGTGGTGTGCTTGACCGGTGATCGTAGCAATGGCGCCGTTATTGCGACCAATCATCAGGCCAGTCGGCCACGCGGGTTGGAGCCTGGTGAGTCAGCCGTCTTTAACCAGGTCGGGATCAAGATTTACCTTGCGAATGGCGGTCTCGTAATTGAGGCTGCAGGATTGCCAGTCTCACTGAACAACGCACCTACCGTGACCATCAATGCCAGTACCAAGGTGGCGCTGAATACGCCTGAGCTGGACGTAAGTGGAAAGATCACCGCCGGCGGAGACATCACTGATAACGCCAGTACAGGCGGTAAGTCGATGGCGAACATGCGCTCCACCTATGATGGTCATGACCACCAGGTCGAGGGGATCCAGACAGGTCTGGGAGCTGTCACGAGCAAGAAACCTAATCAGCAAGTCTGATGAGGATAGAACTAAATAGAACCCGCTTCGGCGGGTTTTTTTATGGGCGAATGATGGCTGATATTGCGGTTTATTGGGACTCCGCCGGAAGCCGGGGAGATTGGAAGGTCATCGGAAGTGGGCTTGTCACAGGGAGCCCGATCGTCACACAGATTTTGATCAGCGCCTTCACCGATCGTGTGGCCGCACCAGATGACGAGATCCCGGATGGGACGAACAATCCCCGCGGCTGGTGGGGCGATGCGGGCGAGGATCATCCAATCGGTTCTCGCCTATGGCTGCTGCGGCGGGCGAAGCAGACGGATGAAACGCTGCAGCGTGCCTATGACTACCTAGCTGAGGCCTTCCAGTGGATGATCGATGACAAGGTGGTCCTTCGGTTTGATATCGCGGTCCAGTGGGTGCGTCGCGGCTTCCTCGGATCGAAGATCGTGGCATACCTCCCGGATGGCAGCTCTGTGCAGCAAGAGCTTGGTTGGAAAATTGAGGTGACTGGGTAATGGCATATACGAGACCGACATTGAGTGACCTGCAGGAGCAGGTCAAGGCTGACATCGAGGCCGCCCAACCGGGAACTGACGCACTTTTGCGGTTCTCTCCGCTGCGGATCCTCGGGCGTGTGCTGGCGGCCCTGATCAACCTGGTTTATGGCTACCTCGATTACATCGCCAAACAGGCCGTCCCATGGACTGCTACTGATGAATATTTGGCAGGGTGGGGCGCACTGAAGAAGGTATATCAGAAAGCTGCTACCAAATCGGTTAGCCCGACCGTCACATTCCAAGCGACCTCGGGGACTATCAGCGCAGGGACGCAGTTAGTACGGGGGGATGGGGTGGCATATGTCACCACTACCTCCGGAACATCGAGCGGCGCGACGATTGTTGTGGCGGCGGAAGCCGTGGAGGCCGGTGCTGCTGGGAATTGCGATGCTGGCACCAAGCTGACCCTTGCGACAGCAATAGATGGTGTGCAGTCCACTGGTGTGGCGACTGTTGCTTTTGTTGGTGGCGCTGACGTAGAAAGCCAAGACGACTTCTCGGGCCGGGTGATGGCCGGATATCAATCGTCTCCCCAGGGCGGTTCAGTAGATGACTATCCGACTTGGGCGACGGCGCAGGCAGGCGTAACCCGTGCATGGGCCAATCCCGTGGGATTTGGAGCCGGCACTGTCGTTGTCTATTTCATGATGGATGACGTTGAATCGGCGCACGCGGGCTTCCCGCAAGGGACAAATGGTGTGGCCACCGCCGAAAAGCGCAATGCGACCAAGGCGACCGGTGATCAATTGCTTCTGGCGAATGCACTCTATTCGCTAAGGCCGGCAACAGCTTTGGTCTACGCGTGCTCTCCAGAAAAGCACATCCTCAATTTCAAAGTCAGCGGTCTCTCATCGGCCAGTGCAGCGACGCGCGCGGCCATCAATTCGGCTCTGGCTGATGTGCTATATCGAAATGGAACCCCACTGGAGGGTACCGTAGATCGGACAGAGATCGAAGGAGCGTTGAGCAGCATTGCGGCAGCTGCGGGAGGCGTCATCGATGAGATTGATGGCGTCATTGACTCAACTATGACGGTCATCCCAGGTAATGTCGCCAGTCCCCTCGGCTACTTGCCTACGCTGGGCACTGTCGCTTACTTGTGAGGTTGGTATGCGAATCCCAACCTACAGCAAACAGGATTTTCTTAATGCCCTACAGGGGCTTCTGCCATCGGGGCTGGTCTGGCCGCGTGAGCAAGGTAGTGTGCAAGCCGATACGTTGTCCGGACTGGCGCCTACATTTATGCGGCATGCAGCCAGGGCAGCGAACCTTCTAATCGATGCAAATCCGGCGACCACTATCGAATTGCTTCCAGAGTGGGAGGCGACCTTGGGTCTTCCTGATCCGTGCGCAGGCGAATCGCCGACTTTGCAGCAGCGCCGACAGCAGGTGGTCGCCCGTTTCGCAAATAGTGGTGGCCAGTCCATCCCGTACTTCATTAATTTTGCCTCTGATCTTGGGTACACGGTCCAGACGAAGGAGTTCGCTCCCTTCCGATGCGGCCAAAGCTGCGCTGGCGATCCAGTTGGAGGCGAAGACTGGTCATACACCTGGGCCATCGTGGCGCCGCTGGTCTCGCCTGTGTATTTCAGCGCGGGCCAATCAACAGCGGGAGAGCCGCTCGCCGCTTGGCAAAACACAGTGCTTGAGTGCGAGATGAAACGGGTAAAGCCCGCTCATACCCATCTGCAGTTCATTTACCAGTGAGGTAATTAATGTATCAAATCGATAATCCGACAGCGTCGGCGACGCTGCCGGCATCCACTTCTGCGGGTTCCGCTGGATACTTCACCGATGGCAATCCGGCGACAGGATTGGCTCCTACGGTGGTTCCTGCTGAGTTCCTCAACATGTTGATGATGGAGTTGATCAATGTGGCTCAGGGTGCGGGTATTGCCCCGGACAAGAGCAAAAATTCTCAGGTTCTGCAAGCAATTCGCCGGCTGATCCAGAAGACCACAGTTCTCGCGGATACTGGAAGTGCAAACGTTTATGCAGCAGCAAATATTCCGGCTTTAGCGAGCGGCGATCTTGTTACCGGAATCAGGCAGCAACTCCTTCTTTCCAATACCAACACCGGACCATCAACCTTCGCGCCCGATGGCCTTTCCGCCAAGCCCATTTGGGGTATGGGATTGGTGCCGCTGCAGGGCGGGGAGTTGATCGCCGGTGGTCTGGCGACATTGGTCTATTCCGCTGCAGCCAATGGAAACGCAGGAGCATGGATTCTGGAGCGTTGTTCGGGTGGCGCGCAACAGGGTGTGGTGGCCACTCAAAGCAATCAGCTCATGACACTCGGCCAAGCCGGTGCGCTGGCTGGCACCACCGGGATGCTGGGGCTGTTCCCTTTCAATTCTGCGCCCTCTGGCTGGTTGAAAGTGAACGGCGCGGCCATTCCCATTGCGGGATACAGCACGCTGGCCGGACTCCTGTATTGCGGCGATGCCAACAACGCCACAGCGGCATGGGGTTATCGCTGCACGAACCCGGCAAATCCCTCCGGAAGCCGTAGCACGGTCGGTGCATACATCGTGCTGCCGGATGCGCGCGGCGAATTCCTGCGAGGCTTCGATGATGGTCGAGGCATTGACGTGTCGCGAGTACTGTGGTCTCTCCAGGCAGGCGCGCTGCTCAGTCACACTCACTCCGTTTCGGATCCGGGACATACTCACTCCATCGCAGATCCCGGACACTCGCACACCGTGAGTCCTGGTGGGGTAGTCGTTGCAGGCAGCGGAAGTACGGGTCTCGGATCTGTCGGCGCATATACCGCAAACCTTACGGCTAATGCTCAGCAAACCGGTATCGTCATTTATGGTGCGCCCACCAATATCTCTGTTGGCGCTACGGGTGGAACCGAAAACTTGGTTCGTAACCTGGCCGCGCTTATCTGTATCAAATACTGAGGATGACAATGAACGCACCCGAATTTTGGAACTTTCACCCGACCTCTCGCGCGCTGATCCGAACTGCCGAGCCCTGCTATGCAGACCCGGATCCGCTCGTCGAGGGCAACTGGCTGTTCCCAGGAAATACGACCGACGCGAAGCCTGGCCCCGATATCGAGGGTAAGTATCAGGTGATTGACCTGGACACCCAGGAATGGAGCTACGTCGATCTGCCGACGGGCAGCGTTGAGTCGGCGCCAGCGGTCGGTGATTCCTCGCCGGCTGAACTTGCGGCCGCCGCTGAGTTCAAGCGGGATATGCTGCTGCAGGTAGCTGGCTTGCGAATCGCGCCTCTGCAGGATGCCGTCGACCTCGGCATGGCGACCGAATCGGAACAGGCACTGCTGGTGCGGTGGAAGCAGTATCGCGTCACCCTGAGCCGCATCACTACTCAGGAAAGCTATCCCAAGACCGTGGCCTGGCCGGATACGCCCGACCCGCTGCCGACTGCAGTATCGGCGCCACCGTATTCTGCACAGGACGAGCCAGCAGGGGCCACCGAATAGGTGGCCCTAATAGTTTCTACGGTCAGTAAAAAAGCATAGACCGGCGAATTTGGTGTTTTTAATCTTTCTCAGGGGAATCAATGCCAGAACCCACAACCAGCGCGGCGGCAGGGTATGCCGTCTCAATCGGCACAGTGACTCTGACGGGTGCTTTTCTAGGCCTGCAGTATGACCTGCTGCTGGCCGGCATCTTTGGGGGCTGCGTGGCGCTCTCGTTCACACGGCAGACGCCGCTGCTGCGCATGGCCATCACGCTGATCACCAGCGCCCTGGTGGCGGCATACGGCGGCCCGGTGGCCACGGCCTGGGCGGCGCAGTCGTCCTATTTCGAATGGACGGCCAAGATTCCAGAACAGATGCGCTTCTTCAGCGCCTTCGCCATCGGGGTGTGCTCGCAGACCTTGGTGCCGCTGGCCCTGCAGCAGCTGCAAAGTCGATTCGGAGGGGGTAATCCGCAACCAGGAGCCTCCCAATGAACCACTACTTGCTGATCATCAACCTCGTGGCCGCCGGCCTGATCCTGCTGCGCGCGCTTTGCGCCCTCAACGAGATGACGCCTGGCGCCGAGCACCACCTTGACCGTCTGTTTTGCTCAGTCCTGGCCACCGGTGCCGTGGCGGTGCTGCTGGGCCCGCTGTATGGATACACCTCGCCGCAGACCGGCGAAGTGGCCATGAATGCCGGGTTCGCCGGCCTCTACGCTATTCCCTGGCTGTACGTCGCCACGCGCGACCGATTGAAAGGACGAATTCCATGGACCTCACGATAGACCAGCTGCGCCAGATCATGCCCGCCTCGATGCGGGCATCGTCTTTTCTGGGGCCGCTGAACGCCGCGATGCGCGAGTTCGGCATCGATACCGCCCAGCGCCAGG